AATAATGTTATTTCATCTTGTGTAAAAAATAACGTACCTATGCTGGTATGTTGCCTTTCTACCTGCATATATCCAGATGAAAAACATGTTAAATATCCACTAACAGAAGACCAATTACACAATGGTCCACCGCACGATTCAAATTTCGGCTATGCATATGCTAAACGAATGGTTGATGTTCAATTAAAAGCAGTACGTCAACAATATGGATATGATTATACCGCTGTTGTTCCTAACAATATGTATGGTGAGCATGATAATTTTGATTTAGAAAATGGTCATGTGATTCCTGCTTTAATACGTAAAATATGGGAAGCAAAGATAAACAATAAGCCATCATTTACTGTATGGGGTGATGGTGAAATATACCGTGAATTTACTTATGCAGAAGATATTGCGAAAGCTATTCTATTCTGTATAGATAACTATATTGATATAGAGCCAATTAACATTGGAAGCACGCAAGAATATAGATTAAAAGATGTTATAGAAATTATTACTAAACAATTAGATTATAGTGGTGATATAATATTTGATATTACTAAACCAAAAGGACAAGTACGTAAACCATCTAGTAATAAAAAGTTATTAAACTTAGGATGGAAAGAAGAATGGTATACTCCATTAGATGTTGGCTTAAAAAAGACTTGTGATTGGTTTAAACAGAATTATCCTAATGTAAGGGGAATATAAAATGAAATTGTCAAATCAAGCATTAACTTGTGTATTTAATAATACATTTTGATTTGATGCCACTATTTATATTTAGGGAGATAGCAAAATGAATAATAAATTACCTAAATATGCTAATAAAAAAGATAAAGATTGTGAAGATGGATGTGGAAGAAAAATAACAAGAAGAGCAAAAATATGCGTTTTTTGTTCTGGACAAAGAAAAAGTAAATTAAAAGAACAAAAATATATATCAGCAAGAATAAAAGATAAAGATTGTGCTGGTGGCTGTGGAAGAAAAATCGCTAGAGCATCTAATAGATGCTATTCATGTTCTGGAAAGTTAAATTGCTTTAAAAGACGAAGAAGCCCAAAATATCCATATACAAATTCTAATGGTTATGTTTTAATAGGAGCAGAAAATCATCCATATAAAAGTAAAAGAGGGTATGTCCCAGAACATAGATTAGTGATGGAAAAACATTTAGGTAGATATCTATTGCCACATGAAAATATACACCATATTAATGGGATTAGAAACGACAACAGAATTGAAAATTTAGAATTATGGGTTACTAAGCAACCAAAAGGACAAAGAGTAGAAGATTTAATAAAATGGGCAAAAGAAATTTTGCAAACTTATAAAAAGGAATTGTTATATGAAAATGTCTAACCAAATGTTGTCAGCAATTATGATTTCTCTTCAAAAAAGCCTTATGGAACAAACCGACATTGTTCCATTACTAAAAGGTTTTGATATGGTATTAGAGGGAGAAGAATTAGTAGTAACTAATCCCCCTAGTTCCATTACCGCCTCTCCAGTATTGACCGAAGAAAAGTAACATGCCTACCTATATCTATAAATGCGAAAAGTGTCAAAACACCTTTAAGGCATTTCATGAGATGAGTGTTGTATTAAATGAGTGCCTAGATTGTCATTCAGAAGGATGTGTTAAGAAGTTACCTACTCTTTTAACTTCTTTACCTGAAAGAGATAAGGCAAAAGAGGCGGCTGGGACACGTGTAAAAGAAGCAATAGAAGACAATAGACAGCTATTACTTGATAGCAAGCAAGAATTATTAAATAGAAAGCTATAAAATGACTTTTATTTTGTCTTTATTATTAGGTATTTCTTTAGCGGTTAATGGTATTTTTATTTGGTATACCCGTAAATTAGTACAAAATTTATATTACGGCGTAAATAACATAGATGAATTGCAAAAATTATTAAATGAATATGCTTCTTTGTTGGAACCGCTGTTAACAATGGAAAATTATTATAATGACCCGGCGATTACATCAGCCATTACAAACACAAAAATGGTTGCCGAGGCTTGCAAGGTCTATAAAAATTCAATTATAGAAAGTCAAGATGAAGAAAACAAAGAAAATCAAAATTCCGAAGAAGCCAAAAAGCAAGAAGCTGCCCCCCAAAGAACAGCGACCATCGGCCCAATTAGCTCATAAGCGTCCTAAAAGGTCTTATAAAAAGCATTTACATCCTGTAAAGACACAGGCGGCTGTATTTAGTCCTACGTCTGTAGCGCCTATTGCGGCTGTAAAAACACCCGATATAAAGAATCAATACTTTACAAAAATACACGAAGACGCTATTTTAGAATATGCTTCTGTATTAGACAATAATCGCAAAACTGAACTTTATATAAACTTAATTCAACCGGCATTTAATGAAATGGTTGAAAAAATAGTTTATACCTATAAATTCAATAACTTACCTAATATTGATGATTTAAAAAATGAATGCAAGATATTTTTAACTACCATATTAGATAAATACGATACTTCCCGTGGTTCCAAAGCGTTTTCTTACTTTTCTGTTATTACCAAAAATTGGTTTATTCACAAGGTAAAGAAAAATAATAATAAAAAAGAAGTATATATAGAAGACATTAAAGATACAGCTCAAGAAGAGGAACTGGTATACGAAGATTCCTATCTCCATAGTCGTGAGAAAGAGGAATTTTGGACCAGTTTAGAAAGCGAAATGCATAGTTGGTTTGATAAACGACTCAAAGAAAACGAAATAAAAGTCTATAAAGCCATTATTATGCTCTTTAAAGAAAGCGAAAGCATAGAAATTTTTAATAAAAAGGCTATTTATCTGTATATGAGGGAGATTACAGGATTAAACACAAAACAAGTTGTAAATAATCTTAAAAAGTTTCGTCATAAATATGAAGATTTTCGTCATAGATGGTTAAATGGGGAAATATCTCATATAAAACCGAGGGTTTACAGAGATGAGTACTAAAAAAAGCCTAGAAGAATATATTGCAGAAGCAACGCATAATATAGAAAATGACAGAGCAGTAACAAGTAAGCTTTTATTAGATTTAGTAGACCACATGAATAAGCATGCCGAAGACAAATATACTCATAAAAACTTTGGTGAAATAGCTGCCATGTATTTAGAGACTTTACAACGTTCTAATGAACAATTAGTTAAAGTAGCTGCCATAGTTCAACGCCAAGAAGGCGATAAAGATGGCATGTCTAAAAAAGAGAAGGATGCAATTTTTGATTTAATTCGTGAGGGATAAAAGTCTTGAGCGGCATTTATGCAAAAATAAGTGAAATACCAATAATTGATACTAGTGCCCAAGACAAAATTGGTCCCACGCTTGATTCTCAGCACACTAGTCTAGATAACGTCTTAAGACTATTAATTAAAGATAAATATACTAGAGATACCTTTAAGGGTGTATCTGGTTTTCAAGGTGTAGTTTTAAGAGTTATAGATGATACAAAAAAGTTTGAATATAGACCTAGAACAGAAATATTAAAACCTAAAGATTCAAATAATATTACAACAAAATATAAAGTATGGGTTCTAGGGCCGCTATATTCTATTTTTCTACAACCAGAAACTTATGATGAAACACCAGAAGATAAATTATTAATTGATGCATTGCCTGATTTTTCTGTTAATAAAAACATTGAAACGCCTTTAACTCCCGGTGAAATAGTTTGGGTTTCTTTTGGCAATACAAGCAACTTTAAAGACCCAGTTATAGAATATTCTTTTTTTTCTAGCGTTCAACAAACTGCTGCTGCTACGGGAATAAATGGAGGTGTTCCTAATCAAGTAACAAAACCAAGTAATAATTTTAATAATCCAAATAAAGGAAAACCAATTAGTTTAGATAAAATTCCCGATACTGTCACAGAAGAAGAGGGTTATCAAAGAGGAGAAAAATTAGACGAAAAGCTCAAATTAAAACAAATTTTTTGCTATGACGGTAATCAACGCATGCGTCAAGATGCGGCTGATAGTTTTAATAAAATGGCCAAGGACGCTGCTGAACAAGGAGTAAAAATAATAGCGGTAAGCGGCTTTAGAAGTCACAGTCTTCAAATAAATCTTTATAATACTAGATATTTTATAAAATATCCTTATGACCCTAATAATCCTAGCAAAAAGCCTCCAAATAATACATTTATAAATGGTTACAATGCTGCCGCTGCTTACCCGGGTTATAGCAATCATCAAAATGGTACTGCGGTAGATATAGAAACGATACCAATTTCTACACCACCTAGTCAAAGATATGTTTTGGCAGAAACTAAAAATTCTTATGTTTGGTTAACACAAAATGCTAACAAATATGGTTTTAATAATATAGAAGGCTTAAGCGTATCTGAGCCATGGCATTGGGTATTTAATGGTACAGACCTAAATCAACAAAACGCTAAAGACAATCCAGACGAATAAAAATTATGAATGAAACCACTAACAAAAAATATGTAAATACCGGCAGTCTTAGTGCAGAAATTGGAATTAAAAACTCTAGTCTCTATGAACCATCCAATGACCCAGTGTTTAACCAAACAGGTGCTGAAAAGGTTATACAAGGTAAGCATAATACTTTTATAGTGCTTGGAAGAGATAGACCCGGAGGTATGGAAAGCGGCTATGGTGCTCTTGGACACGTAAAAGCAGGAGCTATTGATATAGTGGTTGGCAGAGTTTCAAGTTTAAATGCTACCACATTAGCTGGTCCGGTTAATTCTAATACCGGTGCAGACGCTGCAAGAGTATATTTAAGCCAAAAAGCAGATATAGATAAATATTATAATTTAGTTGATGGAAAATCTGGCCAATCGGAGGCTTTATCAGCTATTGCCGTTAAAGCAGACGCCGTTAGAATTATTGCCAGAGATTCATTAAAATTAGTAACAAACACGGATGCCAAATTATCCAATGGAGAGGATAGTTATTCTGGCGTTGGTATTCAGTTAATAGCAAATAATGATGATAAAGATATGCAACCCATGCCAAAGGGAGATAATCTGGTTGATGCCTTAGACGGCGTTATAACAATTATTGAACAATTAAATGGGCTTGTCTTTGGTTTTATGGAGATACAGAAAAAATATAACGATGCCATATCAGAACATACACACTATTCTCCGTTTTTTGGTTTAGAAGATTCACCAAGTCCAGCAACTTTAATATCTGGAAAAGAAACTGCATTGCAAACATTTTTAAAAGTTGAACAAGGATTAAAATCGCACATTAATAATTTAAAAAGTTGGAAAACGAGATATATATATAGTACCGGAACAAAGTATATCAATAGCTCATATCATTTCTTAAACTAATTTATGTTTAATCCCGATTCATTTAAAATACCAGTAATTCCCTCTTCTCCTACACACAAGGCAAAAGATAAAATCTTTTTTCTTGTTACCGAAGATGGTCTGCCGCCAGAAACATCAGTCTCTTTCTCTAAAAGAACGCCAACAATTCAGATTGATACAGAGTTTATTGTCTTAGATTATGGTCTTGGACCGGAAGCCAGATGGGCTAAAATAAAAACAACTGATAATAAAATTGGTTATGTCTTTATTAGTGGGATTCAACCGTTAGAAAATACAAAACCTTTCTTTTCTTTAAATATTGAAGAAAAAAATCAACCTAATCCTTCTGCAAAAGATATTGATTGGACAACACAACCGCCAATGACCGTTTATGAAGATGAAAAAAACGGTGCTTATGTCGTACATTATGAATTGGTAGATGTTACTGGATATAAAGATGACAGAGAGTTACTTGGATACATGTATCAAGCTAGAACAGAAGGTACTAAATTAATTCTTGAACATTATGGAAAAAGCGCTGATTATTCAACACTTAATAATTTATTAGATAATTATTATTCATTTTCTAGCGCAGAAGAATATTTAATATATCCTAGACCATGTTCTTCTTTAAGGGTTTTAGTTGCGATACCAAAAAGATATTTAAACGCTAAATCTTTAGACTTAATTCCAAATCCGCAAGAATTTCAGCCAGAGCCACCAAAAGTAAAATCCTCACAGAAATTACCAAATGATTCATACTTTACTTTAACATTTAAAGATTATGCAGAGTATGAAGATTATTTTAATAAATTAATTGAAATATTAAATCATTATGATGTTTCTTTTAAAACAAGATTATGGTCAATAGAACCAGATACTGTATCAGTTAATTTTAGTGAAGAAGCAAATAATATAAAAAAACTTTTTAATTCAATTAATGAATTAATAAAGAAAAATTATTCACAAAACGTTAAAGAAGAAAGACCAGATATTTTTACCAAACCAAAAGAAAAATGGTTATATTCTTTAGATTTGGTTATAGATAAAAAAAATGTTAGTTTAGCAACAATAATATATTATAATCAAGGTATAAGATTAAACCTAACAAATGGTATAACTAATTTCTTAAATTCTCAAGAAGTTAAAAACAAAACTTCTATAAATTATTTTGTTACTTTTGACGCAAAAAAAGATTCTAGAGATGCTTTAAAAGAAGCATTGAAAAATGCTGCAGCAGCTGCCCCGGGAGGAATAATAGCAGGTCCGGGTGGCGTAGCTGCTGCCGCTTTAACGGGATTTGGAACTGGCCTATTGGGCGGAAATCCAGAAGAAGAAATAAAGAAGTTTTTAACTTCTAAACATTATCCCATCATAGCCAATGTAAGCCCGCAGCCAGTAGATTTATTTAACTGTACTGTTGATACTCTTACAAGAATAAAAGATTTAGCCTCCATTAAGGCACCAAGTGAAATTAAAAAATATCAATTATTAAATAAAGCATATGAATCTGCGCAAAAGAAAAAAGAAGCAGATTTATTTATTCGTTCTTTAACAGATTTATCTCAAGTTAAAGATAAAAATTTCCGTATTTTATTTGGCATTGACCCACCAAAAGGTGATACAGCAAAACAGCAATTAAACAGCTATATAGCAGTAGCAAAATCTTTAGATTGGGCAAGATTTATAGGTCTTGCAACACAGTGCCTAGCAAAATCACTACCTCCAGAAATTGTTGGAGAATTACTTAAAAAATATCAAGAAGCAAGGAAGTTTTTAGAACAAATTTTCTTAGCGACCGTTTGTAATCCATACTTAAAGAACGGTTTAAAAATAATTAATGGTTTTGAATTACCCACTTTACAAACATACAATCCAAATCAATCTTTAGCAGATGAAATAGAAAAAGCAACTATAAAATTACTTAACGATTTATTAGCGGAAGGCATTAAAAAAGCACTTGAAGCAGCATCAAAAGCTTGTCTTGGCGACCCAGCAGCAAACTTTAATAACAATGCACCTTTTACTAATCCAATTGACCAAAACGCTAATTTAAATGACCCAACGTTAAGTGACTTGTTGGATGATTTTTATGGAAGTTTAAAGAATGCTGCTGGCCCATTAAGTGAAACCGATAAAAATGCGGCTAAAGAAAAATTAAATAGTCTTGTTGCAGATATAACCTCTTGTTTAACATTAACAGAAATCTGTAAATTATATAAGGGAGAAAGTCTAAACGATGAAGTTTATCAAATTATTATCTCTTTAGTTAAAAGAAAATACGGTACTCCATTTACTGAAAAATTTAATAACAGAGAATATATTAATCATTTCTTTAGAACACTAGGAAGCAGATTAGACTTATCTATATGCCCTGATATAGCCGCTGGAGAAGGTCCAATTGGTACTGCAAACATTCTTTGTGACGATGGAAGAGTACAAAATTTAAGAAAAGATATACTTTCTAATAAAGGCTTAACTCCAGAAATGATAGATGCTTTATTAGAAGATATTAGAAAGAAAGAAACAAAGAATCTTGAAGATGTATTAAAAATTTTAAATTCTGATAATCCTTTTGATTTTTCTTCTGCTCCTGATTTAGGTTGCAAAGTATTTCCCAACGGTGAAACAATTGGTCCTTCAGCAGAAAGTTTCAACCAGATGTTGAATACAATGTTTGGTAGCGTTTATAACACATTTGATAGAGAGGCAGAAGAATGGTATAAAACAACTTTTTCTATTAAAAACGATTCAAAACCAAACTTTTTAGAATTTGTTGATGGACAAATAAAACCAAAAGAAAATATCACTGTTCCAACAGAACAGGGTGATGCGGTTAGGGCAAATTCTGGTAAAGACACACCAGATAATCAAAGAGATAATTCTAATAAATCAACTGGTGGTGGTGGCGATGAAATTAAATTACCATCTTATATTTTTAAAGATGCATTAAAGGTAAGAAGTGATGCGGTACTTAATTATCTAGTAATTGATAATAGTAAATATTTAAGATATTACCAAACATTAGATGGTAACAAACAACAAAAATTAGATATTGATATTATTCAAGATAATTTACGTGATGAAATACAAAAAGGCGAAGCTCTTTTAGGAACTTTTGTGCATCAAACGCTATCAATAATAGCGTCTAAGATTTTAACTGGCGCTTTAGATATATCTAATTTAAACCCTATAATTAATTTATTAAGAGCTTTTGATATATATGCTAGAAGCAATGTGGCTGATTCACAAGATACCACTATAAGATTAGACAATTTATACAAACAACTTAATTTAGGCAGTGGTCAAGAGGCTAATGCACTTTTTGCTGCAGAAGAAGGAGCAGCAGTTTATTTAAGTGTTTGTGCTCAAATAGAAGCTAACAAACAAAAATTAGAGGAAGTTATACCGCTAGCCACAAATATCAATTCAGCAGATAGTGCTTATTTATCTTCCAATATTACACTTTATAATAATCTTAACGGTTTATTAGAAGCTACTTTAACACAGTATAGAGCAGTACAAAGATATTATAAGACAGTTTTAAAATCTAAGGTTTCATATCCAGATTTTGGCTTAGAGTATATAACCTCATTACAAAAATTAAATTTAAGAAGTGGCCAACAAATATCAACATATTACAGTGGCACATTATATGATTTGCAACAAATAAATGTTACAAGAAATAACAAAAATTATATTAAAATTACACAAGCAAATCAAGTAGATACAGATATTACAAATTATATTACCAATAGTATTTCTTCTGGTGGTTTGGGAGTTACAGACTTAAATAATCTTACAAAAGAAGATTTATTTAATATTTTTATAAATAAATCAATTGAAAAATACGGGTTTTCAAATCCTAATTCTACAAGAATTGAGAATGCTGATAATTCTTATGAACAATTTAAATATATAAATCAAAAATTATTTGATAGCGTAAAGCAAAGAATTAATACAAAAGAAAATAAGTTTTTATTTCTTAAAGATTCAAACGGCATTGTTTCTTCTGCCATAGCTGAAACAGGCAGTGGCCAACCATTTACGCAATATTTAAAATTAGTTGTTAAACAAACACCACAACAAAAAGCCTGCGGTATTCGTCCACATTATCTAGATATTGATTCTATTAAAAAAGATATTTCTGATGAAAAAGCAAAAAACGTTTGTGTAGAAAAAATAGTAGATGAAAAAATTAAAAACAACGAGCCTGTTAATTCTAGAGAAATAGAAAAGATGGAAACAACAGGAACTCAAAAGACTATGCTTGCTGGCGCATATAGATTAACTTTAAGAACGTTTTTACATGATATTCTTTTAAGGTCTATTGGTATTTTTGGATGTTACGACCCACAATCATTAAGAGATGAACCCGCATTTGTGGAATTTATGACTGACATGGCGGAATCAGAAATGCGTGGAATGGATAATACATTTTTCAATATGATGACCGGCTTCTTATTACAAAAATATAATGATGAAAATCCGGATGAAGAAATTGTAAATCAAAGATTAAAGAAAAGAGAATTGTTGCTTAGATTAGTAAAAACAGAATTATCCGATTATGTTTTACCAAAATTGGCAAAACGTATTGATGTTGATACTAATTCATCTCTAGTACTTAATACGCCACCAGATAATCCAATTAAATTGGTTAATATAAAAGAAGATATTTTTAATTTAGGATTATTGACTGTAAAGAATAAAGCAATTTATATAAAAATTAAAAATAAAGTATCATCAAAAATTACTCTTGGCACTAACGCTGGTACAGCAGCAAAAACTTCATTTTTAGAAATAGAACAAAAAATATATGAAAATTTAAACGCCGATAGTGATATAGCCGTTAAATTAGAATTTATTGGTGGAATAGAATATGATTTTTTGTTTAAATATATTTTTCCCGTAACCCAAACTTTAAATTATTTGTTTATTCTTGATTGTTTGTCAACAACCACAAGAAGACAAATTGTACAAGCTTTTAAAGATACTAAAAAAGACATTATTCTTACCACTAAGTTAATTCAAACAAACGGACAAAAAATAGTACCTGACCCAAATAATGCTCAAGCCGTAAATGATACTAATATTGCAGAAATAATGGCTAAATTCATTATTAAAGCACTTATTAAGACACCTATTTCAATTATTAAGGGTATGGCAGAAGGTTCAGAACCAAATATAGCTTTAATTTCTACAGCATATAAAGCAGCTAAGATTTTTAAACCAGATTTAACATCTTTTATGATACCAGCCACTTCCATACCGCTTGGAACCATACCGACTCCAATTACTTGTCCATTGCCATACATTAATCCAATATTAGCCGCCACTTATTTTGGTACTTTAGGTTGGTATGACGATAGCACAAACCCAATAACTGACACACTAGACAATTTAGAAAAAAATATCGGTAAAGAAGAAATTGTTTGCAGTACAGATACAAAGAATGAGGATTTGTATTACTTAACCAATGGGCAATCAATCGGCGTTGGAAACTATAATCTTCAAGCAAATCAAGTATTTACAAATACATATGGCGAAACAACACCAGAACAAGCGGTAGAGCAGATTAAACAACAATTAAAAGAAAAAGTTATACAAAAGATATTATCTGAACCACAAATTAGTGCTGTATCAGTTGTCACAGAAAACGATAAGAGAATAATTATCTTAGCATCTATTAGCAAACCGGAGCATGTTGTAGATACCGTAAGCGATAAAGATTATTCAGCAGCATTAGCCGATGCAACACAAAATATTTTAACTAAAGAAGCGCAAATAAATAAAAATAACCAACCTGACTCTTCTAAGCAGGCACAAGGTGAGGAAGGTGGGGCTAAACCAACTGCTAGTGCTAAAAATAGCAGAGAATAAGAGGAATAAATAAATGCAAGGATATTCACCAAAATTACCATTAATATATGACCAAACAAATGATGGCGTTTATGCCCTAAACAAGACTATTTTAGATACAATAAGACAGAATTTAAAAATGCTTATTTTAACCAGCCCGGGCGAAAGAATAATGGATTCCAATTTTGGTGTTGGAATAAGAAATTTTTTATTTGAGCAAGATATTCAAGCTGTGCGTGACCAGCTGCAAAAAAAAATCATTAATCAGGTATCAATATATTTAAACTATATAACCATAACTGAAATAAATATTTCACCCCCCGGCAGTAATGACCAAAATATCATGTTCTTAAATATACGTTATATAGTTCCAAGCCTGAACGTAAATGATGAACTAAATATTGAATCATAGTCTATTTATATTATTGAGGAACAAATAAATGGCTAAAAAAATAGTACCAATAAATTATACGAGCAGAGATTTTCAAAGTATTAAAGATGATTTAATACAACATGCGAAAAGGTACTATTCTGACGTATATAAGGATTTCAATCAAGCATCTTTTGGTTCTTTAATGCTTGATACTACCGCTTATATTGGTGATATTTTATCTTTTTATCTTGATTATCAAGCGAACGAAAGCTTTTTGGATACTGCCGCAGAATTTGAAAACATTATTAAACTTGGCAGACAAGTAGGATATAAATTCGCCAATACTAACTCATCTACTGGAATTGTTACCTTTTTCATCTCTATTCCAGCAAGTACAAGCGGTTTAGGGCCAAATATGGATTATGCGCCAGTATTAAAAAAGGGAAGCTCTTTTTCTACTAAATCTGGCACAAGATTTATTTTAAATGAAGATGTTAGATTTGATGACCCAAGAAATGAAATAAGAGTCAGCCTAGCAGATTCTGATACAGGTTTTCCACTATATTATGCCATTAAGGCACAAGGAACAGTAGTTTCTGGCATTATTTCATCTGAAAGAATAACTGTTGGCGATTATAAAAGATATCAAAAGTTTACTCTTTCTCAATTAGATATTATTGAAATAATCTCTATATACGACTTAGAAGGTAATCAATATTATGAAGTAGATAATTTATCACAAAATATAATTTATAGGTCTGTAACAAATAGAGATTTAAATGACGCCGCTTTAGCAAGAGAAGTATTAAAGCCAATCATGGTGCCAAGAAGATTCGTTGTTGATAGAAATCTAAGAACCACTAGCATTCAATTTGGCGCCAGTTCTGATGTTGTATTAAACGATAACGATAGCATGATAGCTGAACCAACAAATGTTGTACTAAACATGTTTGGTAAAGATTATGTTTCAAGCGATTATTTTGACCCAACTAAGCTTTTAAATAGCGATAAAATGGGAGTTGCGCCATCTAATACGGAATTAATTGTTACATATCGTTATAATAACACTAATCAAACAGTTAATTTTGCCACTAATACTCTTGTTAAGGTTGTAGCTCCTATTTTTGAATTTGTAACTGAAGTTGGCTTAAGTAACACGGCTTTAAGTTTAGTTAAAGGCACCTTAGAGATTGTTAATGAAGTGCCATTATTGGGTGATACTACAGTTATTGATTCAGAAGAATTAAAAAAGAGAATAGAAAGTTCTTTTTCTACACAAGGCCGTGCTGTTACAGAACAAGATTATAAATCTTTAATATATTCTATGCCTAATAAATATGGTTCTGTTAAAAGGGCTGCAATAATTCGTGACAATAATTCATTAAAAAGAAATTTGAATCTTTATGTTTTATGTGATGGTCCTGATGGTTTATTAACGATAGGTAATCAAACAGTAAAAAATAATATTAAAAATTGGCTTTTAAGAAATAAAATGATTAACGATTCTATAGATATTTTAGATGGCAAAGTAGTAAATTATGGAATTACATTTACCGCTATTGGCTCAAATGATAAATCTAAATATGATATTTTAACCGATGCAGTTAATCAATTAAAAGCTGATTTTTCTATGTTACCTGATTTTGGTGAAGTACTAAATATTACAGATGTTTATAATTCTTTAAAAAAGGTAAACGGAATCATAGACGTTGTATCAGTTTCAATAGATGAAAAAATTGGTGGCGTTTATTCTGATTCACAGTTTAGTTTTAAAGCTAATACTTCTAGCGACGGAAGATATATAAATGTTCCTGCAAATGTAGTAATGGAATTAAAATATCCAAATAGTGACATAAAAGGAACCATTCTCTAATGTCTATTAAAAAATTTATAGCCGAAAAAGATACAACTATCACTAATGCCTATAAGGAAAACTTAATGACAAGAGGCATTAACTCTAATATGGGTGCAGCCGATTCTTTAGAAGTGTTTTCTATCTATGGACAAGCATCAACATCTTCTTTGGAAAAGAGTAGAATCTTAGTTCAATTTCCTATCAACGATATAGCTGCCGATAGAGCAGCGGGAAAAATCCCTGCTAGCGGAAGTGTGGAGTTTTATTTAAGGCTTTATAACGTTGTACATCCTTTTAGCGTACCAAGAGATTTTTCAATGACCATTAATCCCGTGTCAAGTTCTTGGAATGAAGGTTATGGGTTAGACATGGAAGGCTATTCAGACAATGGTTTTATTTCTGGTTCTGGTGGCATCGGCGCTACTTGGATATCATCTGTTAGCGGTACTAGCTGGGCTATGCAAGGTGCCGATTATCTTACAGGCTCAGGATATGATTTATCTGCAAGTTTTAAAACAGGTTTAGAAGATATAGAATTAAACATCACCAGTTTAACCGAACAATGGATAACAGGTGCTTTAGGAAATAATGGCCTTTTAATTAAACTTTCTTCCTCTTTTGAAAATGGCTCTGCGCTACAGAGTTTCTATACTAAGAAATTTTCTGCAAGAGGCTCTCAATACTATTTCAATAGACCATGCATTGAGGCACGCTGGAATCCTTCTGTAACAGATGATAGAAACAATTTTTATGCTTCAAGCAATCTCTTAAGTTCAACAGATAATAGAATGAATTTGTACTTTTATAATAAAGTTGGTGGAGCATTAAAAAATATATTTGGAAATCCAGTTCCAACCGTACAATTTTATGCAGATTCAAATTTTTCTAGTTCTGTTTCTGCTTCATATCTTTCAGTTTCTAACCCTTTACCCGGTATATATAAAGCTGTAGTTGTTTTAGATACCACCGCTAGCGTTATATATGACAAATGGGTAAATGCCCTTACGTCATCAACAAAATACTTCTCTGGCTCTTTTGATGTTTCTCAAAGAGAGAGTGATACAGTAAGCGATTTACCACAATATATTATTAATATAACAAACTTGAAGCCTTCTTACAACCAAAACGAGCAAGCTAGATTTAATATTTTTGTTCGTGAAAAAGATTGGCAACCAAATATTTATACAGTTGCTTATAATAATGTAGAAAATACATCAATTCCTAATTTATATTACAAAATTTTTAGATTCAATGATAATTATACCGTAGTAAATTATTCCACTGGCTCATTAGCATATTCTAAGACATCTTACGATTCAAATGGAAATTATTTTGATTTAGACATGAATATTTTTGAAAAAGAATACGGATATGGTATAAAATTAGCCTTGTGGGATGGTAACACATTACAAGAATTTAAAGATGTATATAAATTTAGGATTAACTAAATATGGCATTGAAAGACTTATTTGGTAAAACAACTGAAAAGGTTGTTACCAAACAACAATTGCAGGATTTATATAATCAGGCCGAATCACAAGAATATATTGAACAAGTTTTAGAAGATAAAGAGAGATATTTACCTCTTGTTGATTTTTCTTCTGCTTCTAATTTTGCTCATTATGGTTCTGCTGAAAAGTATTATGTTGATGCCATTAAAAACATATACCAAAACTATCCTTACGATGGCTCTAAAAAAGAAAAACAAGAATGGAGAAATGGTTCTTCTCAATTAGACTTATATATTTTTGATGAAATTTATCCAAAAACAACAGGTTATGTTTCTCTAAGTTCTAGTGCTACATTAAGCAACATAGGTGGTTATCGCTCTTCTTCTGCTCCACAATATATAAAAATTAAAGGTGGACCAAATCCTTCTTCTACGGGTAATTTTGAAACTGCCAATTTATATGATTTAGATGCCAACAGAGAATCAAACTTAGGTATAACTTCAAACGGTAATACCGTAGAATTCTGGTTTAAAGACGACTTAACATCTTCTAATGCAAATTATAACTATGCTTATGCATTATTTGATTTATGGAACGGCGTAACAGCTAGCTCAAGCGACTATACAAGATTAGCATTAACAAAGATAAGCGGCTCTAATAAATTTGCTGTCACTTATCGTTCTGGTTCAGCAGGTATAACTCAAGAAACATTAAATTATACTTTTGATTCTTCTACTTGGCATCATTATGCTTTTTCGTTTGCAAACTATAACACAAATGATTTAGAAGTTTGTTTATATATTGATGGTAATCAAGTCCTACGTTCTGTGTATGTCGCTAGTGGCAGCATCAGTTTAGCAAACAACGCATACCTTGTTGCTAACGTTGGTGCCTTAAGAGCAAGTTTAATTTCTGCTAGTACTGCTTCAGCTAATTTAGGCTCCTCATATGGCTCATACGATGAATTCCGTTTCTGGAAATCTACTAGAACATCGCAACAAATTTATAGGAGTTGGAATACACAAGTTGGTGGCGGTGCTAATACCGATGAAGCTAATAAAGATTTAGGAGTATATTTAAAATTTAACGAAGGTGTAGCAGATGATACAAATGTTAATGATTTAGATAAGATTTGCTTAGATTACTCAGGACGTGTTTCTAACGGAACAATAATTAATTATGTTGTTTCTTCTAAAAATACTGGTTCTGCTATTGATACATACTTTGGTGTAACACAAGAAAATAAAGACCCAATTGTATTTTCTGGTAACCCATTAGTACAAAACATATTAGAAACATATACAGATTTAGGCTTTCAACACGACCAAAATAATACTTCAAACATATATAAAACATTTCCTGCTTGGATTACCGAAGAAGCTGAAAAAAAGGGCTATCAAGACTTATCGCAATTAATTCAAATCATATCAAGTTATTTTGATACATTGTATTTGCAAATTGAAAGCTTGCCAAAAATTAAAAATTTAGATTACGATACACAATCTGGAAAACCAAAACCATTCGCTAAATCTCTTTTAAGTTCCAACGGATTCCAGAATTTAGAATTATTTAATGATACAACATTCTTAGAAGACGTATTATCAAGAAATGATTCTGCGGAATTTGAAGAAAAATTGCACAATGTAAAGAATGCAATATATCAAAATATTTATAACAATTTATCTTATATTTATAAGAGTAAGGGTACCGAAAAATCTCTTCGTAATTTAATTCGTTGTTTTGGCGTGGATGACGATTTAGTAAAAATTAACTTATATGCTGATAATGCTCAATATAATTTAGAAAATAAATACACTTATACAACAACAACTAAAAAATTTGTTGATTTTAACAATCCCGATAGAAATACAGGCTATATTTATCAAAAGGCGAAAACAGGCGATTCTAACACTTATGCTTTTATTCCGGGTAGTGCAGCCGATTATCTTGACCATGTACCTTTAACAATTCAAGCAGAAGTTATATTTCCAAAAAATCCAATTATTGATAGTGACAAGTACAATGTCAATAATTTTGAAACTTCATCGTTATACGGTATACATACCGCTCTAGGCGACCCAAATAATTTTTCTTGGGGTGGTGATGAATTTAATTTTCAAGTATATTCCGTTAGAAAATTTATTGGCAGCGAAGAAGCATACTTCTTAGTAACCGGCTCTTTTGCTGGTTATCCAGTTCAATTATCAACAAGCATATTTAAAGATGTTTATGATAATCAAAAATGGAATTTTGCAGTACGCATAAAACCAGAAAATTATCCACACAATAATTTGGCTTCTGGTAGCGGTGAAAGTAATTATACATTTGAATTTGTAGGCATTAATTCAATAGCAGACAGTGTTGATAATAGTTTCTCTTTAACTGCTAGTGTTCCAAACTTTAATATGACAACCGCTTTGGCTAAAAACAAGCGTGTTTATGCAGGTGCACATTATACAGATTTTGATAATACAAGATTAAAACATAGAACAGATGTAAAAATCAGTTCAGTTCGTTTTTGGTTTGATTATTTATCTGATACTGAGTTGGAGGCCCATTCTTACAATGCAGCTAATGTTGGTAGACAGTATCCTAATTGGCCAGCTGCTTTTATTGCTAGTTTATCTGGTTCATTAGCCTCTAGCGCTCCAATAACAAAACTTGACACATTGGCACTTCATTGGAATTTCTTTAATGTATCTTCGTCGGATACCAATGGACAATTCATAGTTGAAGATGCATCATCTGGTTCTCTAGAATCTGTATCACAGTATGGTCTTGATTGGTTTGGTAGTATTGCTAAATATCAATTCCCCGGCTTTGCAGATGAATTTTTAGCTAGCGATTCTCAAGTAGTAAATAAAGAATATGTTTTCTCCGCTAAACAACAAAATCCCGAAACATTAAACGGTAATGATTTAGTACAAATACTTGATACTGATGACGTAACCAGAACAAAAGATAGCAAACCAATACAATATTATATTTCCATTGAAAAGAGCATGGCGCAAGTTCTTAACGATGAAATAATGAATTGGTTTGCGACTATCAAGAGTTATAATAATTTAATTGGTGACCCATTACAGCGTTATAAACAGGAATATGCTGGCTTGCAGCATTTAAGAGAATTATTTTTTAGTAAAGTAGATAATACTATCAGTTTTGAAAAGTTTTTTGAATTCTATAAATGGATTGATAGTTCATTATCAATGATGATTAATCAATTAGTTCCCGCCTCTGCCAATTCAAGCGATAAAGTACGCAACATGGTAGAAAGTCATATGTTGGAACGTAGCAAATATGCTAATAAACTTCCAACAGTTGAATTTAAAGGAAACCCAAAGTCCACTCCTGCTATTTCACACTTAAATTATAGTTATAAAGAACAAGCGGCTTATCCTAACAATTTAACTGATGGTGTAACAGTTAGCCGTTACTATAATTTTAAACCACAATGGCTCAAGCAAAGAGCAATAAGAAATGAAGCACCAGTAGATACTGTTTTACAGCCTGCAAACGATATTGATAGAGAAATTTTACGTCAAGTTATCAATGAAAGAAATCTAGATACAGTTCCAAAACTTTATTCAGTTGATACAAGTAGCAGCTATGATGGCAGAAGAGATGAAACAAGAATATTTACTCAAACTTATCGTCTATTAACCGATAAACTATTGGTTATTGAAGATATAATTGAGCCAGTAAATATTGCCAATAATCTCTTTACATCACAATTTACATTTGCTTCTGCAAGTGTTACAGGTTCTGGACAAATTGTACAACCAATTAAGAAAAAGGGCAACTATTCTAATCCGTATGAATATGTATTTATTCCCGGCAGAACAAATAATAATAAATCATTTATAGATTTAGAAGGAAATGTTTCTGGCTCTTCAAGCATTTCTGCTTTGGGCTTTACGGATAGAACTTTGCCTGTTAGAAGTGTTAATAAACAAGTCATCGTTGAAAGATTTAGTTCTCCCGGTGGCCCAGAAGTTAATAGCAGAGGAGCGTTAGACGCTGCCGCTGAAGAATATTCTGTATATAATTCTTTAAACTATAGAAACTTTAGAGTACGTAAAGTTTTAAATGCTTGGTTAGCAGAAAGCGCCAGCATTGATGAAAATTATCCTTCATATCATAAAGTAAATAAAAATCCAACTTATATCCCTATAAGTGAAACAAGTTCTTTAACAGAACCTTATTATGATAATGAATTTGTAGTTCACGCTATTCCTAGAAGCGAGGCGCAATACGCTTGGATTACTGCATCATTATTTGTAAAGCCAAGTGCTAGCGGTTATATAAGCGAATATGATAATTTAAACTATGATTATGAGTTTTTATCAGCTTCAAACCTTCCATCATTTACAGATATTCCATTTGTTAATTTTAGATATTTTGGTGACAGCGCCACTGATGCGGTTTTAACAGATAAAATATACGACACTGCCACCAATACAATATCGGGTGGGCAATTGTTTGGTGCTTTTACTTATATTCATACGCACTTTTTCTTAATTTCACTTAACGGTCCTTATCAATATCCGTCTTGGAAACAAATAAGAAATTATGAGAATCCTTTTTCTATTATTTCAAGAAAAAATAACAATATTTTGGTTCAAGACTCTCCAAAACAAAAAACTAGGTATGTTAATGGTAAAGCGGAGACTTATCTTAATACTAGAGAAGAAACGTTTACTTCTTTCAAAGAGCCACCAGTTACTTATAATAAACCAATGACACAAAAAATTGTCATTTCTGGCTCTAATGACCCAATTGAAATAGCAACAACCTATGATAATAATAAAGAAAGATTTGCTAATATTGAATTGGCTAAACGTACTGGTGTTGGCAAAAGAAGCGAACCACAAACACATGATATATTGTTAAGTTTAGAACGTGACAAAACTTATGAACCAAGTCCTGAAATAGTTGAAGCCGATTATACAGCACAAATTTATCCCGCAAAAGAAACTGTTGGCCTAAAAGAAACACGCTCTAGGCCAAATTATGCTGAAATCGCTGGCACAGGTAGTAACGGCTATGATAGAAATTCAGGAGAAATTAGAAGCTTCTGGAAGGATTCTATTATTGACAGAAGAAGAACAAATGCTTTTTATTCTTCTACAAAAACTGGTTCATTAAACAATTTAAATATTGCACAGTTAAGTGGTAGCTCTATTTCTTCCAGCTACAGCGGTACAATAAGACATAAATCTGGTTCTTTGTATCGTGTACCAGCTGTCCGTGATTTTGTTGTAACGACATCAGTAAATAAAAACTATGATAGCTATTATGATTCTGTATTTTCCCTAGATAATAGCAGTAGCTATTCTTATCAATCACAAATTACTTTTTATAATCCTAGCAGTAGCTTTAATTCTATTTATAACATTTTTTCTTCTTCTTACGGAGATTTAGCTGGTTTTGATGAATTGGAAGCAAGACAATTACTGACTTATCAAGACGGAGAATATTACAACCAAGCTATCACCCGTTCTTCAGACCAAACAGAGATTGTACAATATTTTAAATATAACGTAAGTGGCAACATTGTAAGACCTAGAGCATCTTATGTTAATAAAATACATTACCCCAGTTCTTTTAGTAGATTTTTATTTATAACTGGAGCGTTAGCATCTAGCTCTATAAATTATACTAGAACTTTTATCAATGAAGGAATGCTTTATAAAACTAATCAATTAGCAAATAAAAATCCTTGGTATGGTTCTTATGAAGACTATTTTGCAGATATAAAACCACTATCGCAAGATAAAACTTTATTACCTGAATATACTTTTTCTGAACATGCTGATTATTTTATAAAAGATAATAATGGTGATTTTAAAGCAGCCCCACCAAATAATTATATTTCTTTTATTGGTTCTGACGTATCTGTAAATGACTACGACGGCGCTTATAATATTACAGATAAATTAAATAATTTTATTTTTAATGATATTAATAATAGCGATAAAACAATAAAATTATCTATTAATGGCGTTAAGAAACTATTACCGTATAAGGGTTTTTATCCACAAGAAAGAACTGCACAGATAGTTGATTTATTCCAAAAATCATTCTTTAATATCTCAATGAATGATATAACAGGAGGCTATCCTACATATAAATATTATTCTGGTGTTTATGGTAAAACTCTTTTAGATATTTACGGATGTCCAGTTACACAACAAATGCAAACTTTGTTACAGCCTTATTTTGCTCCCGGTATTCTTTTTAATACTATTAAATCAGGAATAGCGGTTGATTGGCCAACATATATTAGTAGCTCTGCCTATTTCGTCGTTACAACCGGAATCGGAAATGGTTTTTTACCTGCTCCCGGTCATGGAACTTCATCTTTTGCAGTAACTTCTTTGACAGATAAAGTACCAGTTTTAAATAAAAATTTTGACTTGAGAATACCTTTTGAATCTTTAATTGATTTAAGAGGATTTGAAGAATCGGAAGAAACTGTTTTATCTTATCTTGACCCAACTAGATATAATACAGAAACGTTTTTAGACATGACAGCTTCTAACTATTCTGATTATAAATATTCTGGTCATGGCATAAGAACAAATCCTATATTTTCTTTTAATAACAAATATTCTAAAAATAATCAATCTAGAAAATTTTTAGATAATAGATATTCACTGGCAATTAATAATTTTTTAGCTGAAACGCCAAGATTTTTCCTTCAAGACCAATCATTAACAAGTTTTACTAGTAATAAAGACATTGCGAATATTAGCTTTGAAGTAGGCAAGCAGTATGAAATGTATGTGCAAATAGAAAAAGCGCAAAATGTTAAAATGATTCTAGACTCTCTAGATGATACGCCATATATTTTTTCTTCTTCTACAATTCCATATGTAGTGTCGCCATCACCGCTTGTAACTGGTACACTTATTACTTCTTCAGCTAAATTTCCAGCTGCGTCATTGTTTGGTCCACCATCGCAATATTTCGCTTCTTCTAGCGGCGATGAATCTTTATTAGGTCATAAAGCTTATGACTCACCAGCCTATGCTCCTTATGCCCCTCCGTATTATTATGGAGCACAAAGAGCTAAATTATCATTTGTTCCAACAAGCGAAGTATATACGTCATATCAGGAAATTATCAATATGCTAACTGTGTCTTGCGAACAAGCCACTACAGAAATGACTGATTTCTTTTCTTCTTCTATAAATGAAATAAGTGGTGTTACGGCTTATTTAACTGGCTCTACGGCTTATGTCAATAGAATGCCGCTAACTTCTAGTATTAGATATGATATTTTAGTTGGAAAAAACCAAGTTAAATATGGCCTAGATGGTCAAGTAATAGATATTACTGATACTAATGATGTCGCTGCCAAGTTGTGGCGCATACAAACCAAATTTGAAACACCAATATTAAATTTTAACACTGATTTAAATAAAGCTGTTGACCCTACAAACACAACATTAAACAGCGCTAATGATAATATATCTTATGGAGGAAATACTTATTATGATACTCTCAATAACCTAACAACAAGATTTGGTTTTATGGGTATGTGGGGCGGTTATGCACAAACAGGTTCAAACAGTGGCGTGTCTTTAAACATTATTAAAGGTAGAAATGAGGGTGATTACAGAGACTTGGCTGAAACCTGTGGGTTTAATGCGGAAACAAAATATGTCGGCCAAATAGCTGCTAAAAAAGAAATCAGCGAAGCAATCGTTATGATTCCATTTACCAGAATTAAAAATCATAAAGAAGGAAAGAGCGACACTAATTTTGATTCTACAAAAGCAAGAACTATAAAAGAAATTATTGGTGAAAATGGAAAAACAAGCGATGTAGGAACAAATGGGCCGTATTATTTCGCAGTTGACCGTTTAGCTATAAACACTGTATTAAGACAAAATGGTGTTAATATTGATTTTGATAGTAATGTATCGTATAGAGATTTAAAAAACATATTATCCAATATTCAAACAGATAACTCTATTATAAAAACAATGAAAGCCATGTCTAACTACGTATTGCCTCCACATCTAGATTGGCTTTATAACAGAAATATAAATCCATTTGCTATGTATGTATTTGAATTTAAGCATGAATTAGCGGGTGATGAGTTGGCGGATATTTGGCAAGGAGTCATGCCAAAATCAGCAATGCAGACAAGTTTAGACACAGTAGAAATTGAGCACGCATTAAACGACCTAGAATTTTTCCATGGTAAAAAGCTACCAGATGACATTCAATGGAAGGTATTTAAGGTAAAAAGACGTGCCAATTATTCATACGATAGTTTGGTCACAGGCGTTGAAGAAAGATTCAACTTTAAGAGCAGAGAAACGGAAGAATTAGTTTATTCTTATAACTGGCCTTATGATTATTTCTCGTTGGTTGAACTAGTTAATGTTGAAGCAAAACTTACCGTAAAACCAACTACAGTAATAGTAGAAACTACTGATGGGCAGCAAGTGGAGTTATCAAAAGATTCTAGGCAACAAACGTTAACAGTACAAGAAGCTAGAAGGCAAACAGAAACTACTAAAGAAGAATCAAGTATAAGTACCTTAAAAAACACTAAAGTATAATCATGTCATTTTTTGATGATAAACAAGAAATTATTAAATTAGAATTAACTACTTACGGTAGATTTCTTCTATCTAGAGGTAAATTCAAGCCTGTTTATTATGCTTTTTTTGATGATGATGTTATATATGATTCTTTATATGCAAATCTTTCTGAATCACAAAATAGTACTCAAGATAGAATATTTGACGAAACACCTTCTTTAAAGCCACAAACAACATATACCAGTATTGAAGATAGCGTAAAATTAAATAAATTAGTTTTAAGAGAGATAGATAAATTAAAAGAAGAAGAGTCACAAATTAGTGCAGATAAAAATTATGCTCTTTCTTTACCACTAGCTAATTCTTCGTTAAGTTCTGATTACAGCCCCGCTTGGTCTTTGTCCTTTATAAGCGGCTCTATTACCTCTTCACAACCTTATATAGACAATAGCGACGGCTTATCGGGAAGTTTACAACCTTACTTAAGAGTCCCACAAATAAATTTATTAGATAATGTTTATGACATAAAAATGAAAAAAAATGATTTTTCTTTAGATAACAACTATAAATTTGTTACCGTTGAAGTGTCTGGAAGCGACCAATATGTATATTCAATTAAAGATAATGAATTAATATTAAGTGTTTTAGAGTCCAACGTTGATAATCTAACAAAAAATTTTGATGTAGAAGTTTTTATTGAAGAAGAAGAAAAAATATTAGGTCGTGATGAAAAAAAGAAAATTTTAAAAAAATTAAATTTTAAAAAAGACCCCCTAGCGATAGTTAATAATATTTTGCTAGATAATCCAATCACCTTTGAGGTTCAAGAAGATGAAAATTATGTTGAATATTATTTTGAATTAACGATTGATGATGAAATAGAATTACCACCACAACAAAATATTTCTACAAACACCTATCAATCAAACGTTAAGGGTGGTCCATTTGGAGTAGATTGCTAATGTTTTATAATTTAACAGATGCCCAAGTGGCAAAAATAAAATCTAATTTTTATCCTCAAGAAAGACAAAAAGGTGAATTTTTAAAAAGTGTCATTGTAAACGATTATGGCACCGATAGTGCCGATAATTCTATTCGGATTATATATAATTTTGATGATGGTGCATTAGAAGATAGCACTGGTAGCAGAATATATAAGGTATTTAATAACGAACAAGCAAAGAAATATATGAAACTTAAGATATTTGAAATCTTAAGTGCTGATATGTTTGATGATTTAAAAATAAATAATGATGTTGATAAATTTAATAATATTGAAACTCTAGAAAATATAATTAATACGTATGGCGCCTTGAGCAGAGATTTATCTCCATCTTATGATTTTATAGGCGATAAAACTCTTCCTAGCCTACACATTCAGCAAGAAAATAATACAATAAATTTAGTTTATGACATAAAGTTTCTTCTAGCAAGACCCAAAATAAACTATCTATCTATTGGAGCAATATTTTATTTTGACAAAGAAGCTTATTTAAGCGACCAAAAGGTTGATGAAAAATTTATAGATAAAAGAATTTTATTAGATAAATTATATGTTTATCCTTTATATGTTAATAATACCCTTGTTGATAGCGCTCCTGTACAAGATTTACGTATCATTAAAAGCGTCTTTAAAGCAAGTTCAGAATTTGATAATCTTATAAATATTATAAATTCCAACACTGTTTATAATAAAATTTTAGCTGTTCAACGTTATAAAAATGGTAATAATTTAAAGCCAAGAATAGGTGCACAAAACATTATAGATGCTAAAAATGATATAATAAAATATAATGACTCTATAATAAAAAAGAAATATTTTTCAAATGTTTATTATTCTAGAAATTCAAATAAATCTCTTGGTTTTATTTTTAATTTAGATTATTTGACATTAATTAGAGAAAATAGCGCTTATAAAAAAATAATTAATAGAACCTTTTATCAACAAGAATTTATTGATAGATGTAAAATTTCTTCTATAAAAATACTTCGCAGAAAAATTGAAAAAAAATCTTTAGATAAAATTTTGGTAAAAAAAGATTCTACTATTAGTTTAATAGACTCTGGTGAAACTAAAGCAAATAAATTAGTTGCTGAATTAGACAACCCCGCCAGTAATATTAAAGAAATTAGTTTAAAAACAGGCATTAAAAGCTATAGAACTTTTGCGATTATTGATAAAAAGGTATTTTTTGAAAATAAAGCCTTATACCAATATGGCGTTGAAATAGAAGTTTCAGATAGCATAAGCCAATATTTAAACAGTTTGGCAGATGAATTATTAAATGAATTACCAAACCTAAAAAATTATTTAGAAGAAACAAATAAGATAGTAAAAATTACCTCTACAGATGTTTATGGATATTCTATTGATGGCTCTTATGACCCATTAAAAAATACATTTACTTCAAAGTTTATTAATAATTTTAATAATATAAGAATCATTAAAGATATAAATGGAAAAATTATAGAAACGTTGCCCTCTTATCAAGAGATAGTATCCGAAGCGGCGAAAAAATTCGTTAATACGCTATTAATAATCGGTTTACTTGAGCCAACATATCAAGAAAATTTTGTTAACACTATCACTAACACGCTCAACCCAGTTAATTCTAATGCCGATTTGATACAGTATTTTATTAATTCTTATCAAAGATTAATTAATCAGATTAATAAAATTGCTAAAGATAACAAAAATAATACTTTTAATGTTCAAAATTGGTTTCTAAATGATTTTGTAGATTCTACTGAGCCGATTAATGTTGGCTATAAAATTATAAATCCAGACAATTTCCAAGGATTAGCGACAATTAGTACCATTGCTTTGGAAAAAAGAATTAATGAAGAATTAAATAAATATGCCGATAATCCACAAGTTGATTCTGCAATTTATGAAAACAAAAAATATTGTTTCTTGTCTCCAAGCGCTATCTATTCTAAAACGAAAATAATTAATTTACAAAATTTAGCTCAAGATGCAAATGCAATAACAAATTTAGATTTTTCTGAACTAGAAATAGATATTAAAAACAATAATTATTTTGGTCCTAGTGTTGCAGATAGCACAAATATTGATAATAAAACAACTAATATTGAAAATAATAAAAAAAATAAATTGTCTATAGCAGGTAACGTTTTAGCAAATGCATTTTCTATACATACAAGAAATCTGTTTGTTGCTGCGGTGGATAACCAAACAATAAAAGAAGAAGAAAAAAATATTAAAAATGATAATGTAAATTTAACACATTTAATGCTAGCATTATCTAAACAGTATGACTTAACAAAAAATACATATTCTAGATTTATTGATAATAGAACTAATGTTCTAGACAAAAAAGATGTGTTTGCAAATTCTAATGCTGCGTCGCAAAACACGCTAAACAACAATTTAATTACTAACGAGCTTATACAAAATCCTGCCACCGCCCTAACAACTACCACTGAAACAATATTGATTGATGATTTAAAACCAGAAATACCAATACATATTAATTTTCTACTTAATAATAAATGTAAATTATTAAAAAAAGATGATAATTATAAAAAATCTTTAGATTTAAATTCCAAATATCAATTTTTATTTAACACATTACACTCAATAGAAATAATGGAATATTCTAGCCAAAATTATTCTTATGATGAAATATGGGAATTGTTAACTAAAGAAAAACTATCCTCTTTGCAAACAAATGCTACGTATTTATGTAGATTAAGAAACTATCGCAATTTTACATATTCTATTGACGGTTACGACAAAATAAAATTACCAGTTTACGAACAATACTTTTTATTATCAAACTTAAATATTTCTAATATAATTCCTACTATTCAACAAATTAAACAGCTTTCTGACCGTGATATAATTAATAAATTCTCAAATAAAAAGAAAATTGCTAAAGAAACAGTAGTTCTAGAAAATCCTATAATTAAAACAAATATAAATAAGACAGCAAGTGTTTTTAAACAAAGTTTAAGACGAGAAAGAGTAAAAGGAAATAAGTAAATGTCTAAAATAGGCAAAAAATATAATTTCTTTTCTAACGACGCCTTAAAGACAGGCGAATTTTATTCATATCTTTTAAAATTATCTACAATTGGCGTCACAATAACCAATGTTACTGAAAATTATAATGAAACGATTAAAGCTTATACTGGCAGCATAGAATTAACGGGTCCAAGACAAGAACTAGAAAATTTATTATTAACTGATGAATTTTTTAAAAACGCTATTAAGCCAGATGAAATAAAAAATAGTGTTGTTTTTTCAGCAGATATGCATTATGAAGAATTATTAGAGTTAACTGTAAATAAATCTTCTTCGTATTTTGATGGCTTGAATTTATATAAATTTAAATCACCTTTAGAATATAATTTTTTAGTTAAAAACTATGAGTCTTTTTTAAGCGACAATAAAAATAAAAACATTTCAGAAACTGCATTACCCTATTTTTATGATGTTTTAGCTGAATTTGTACAAAAAGATAATTTTAAGGGGTTTGAAGGAACATCTTTTTACGAAAATCCAAATAAAATCATTATTTCTAGTAGCAGACCTGAATTAATAACAAATATAATTCCTTCCTATGTAGAAGTAGACGACGAATTAGTTCAAATAGATAAATATTTAACAAAATTTGATGCTTTTAAAGAACAATTCCCCTTTTATGCTGATATAAAATTCAGTACTCACGAAAAAGATGAAAACAATATTTCTGATGCTCTTCAAGAAAAAAACCTATATACAGATTTATTAAATATATCACAAGATGGTGCTGAAACACAGTTATTTTTTAATAATGAAACTACAACAACTCTTTCTAGTATAAAAGTCAAAGAAGCGAACATAAATGATTATTTATTTAATACATTAAACGCATATGCTAATAAAGATTTTACTTTCATATTTGATATAAATTCCAGAATTGATAATAAAGCAAGAACATTTTTAGAAGTTTTGCAAAATAAACAAGAATATTTAGAAGTTGTTGGTTATCATTTAAAAAAATTTGATGGCACCACTAATGCATTAATACAAGAATGGTATTTACCTAACGTATCAGAAAGCGATTATCATTGGATAGATACACAAATAAAATATAATAAGTTATACACCTATAAGCTAGATTTAATAATATTGTCTTTTTCAACAGAGTATGCGTTTAAAAGTACAAGGTTGGCACAAGATAGATTATTTATTAACTTTATAAACAAGCCTTTAATTAAGGTTTATGTTCTAGGCACAATAATAAATACATCAAATGTTTCTTTAGGTGCTTCATATACAAATAAACTTTTAGATTATCCACCTTTAGAGCCTGAAGTGGAAATTATACCTTTTATTGGAGTTTCTAATCAAATAAAGATTAATCTTAATACCTCTACTGGCATGAAAACGGTACCAGCAATTACTTTTTCTGCCACTGAAGAAGCGGATAAAGCGGAATTAAAATTAGCACAAAATAAAAATCCAACTGATACATTAGTCACCTTTCAAGCAGATGAATCTAATACATCTTTTGAAATTTATAGGTTAGACTTTAAACCATCAAGTTATGCTGATTTCTTTGGCAATCGTTTAGCCCTACTCTCAACACAAAATTCTTCTGCTGGTTCTTTTTTAGATACAATACAACAAAACAAAAAATATTATTATGTGGCAAGAGGAATAGATTTTCATAACCATGTTTCAAATCCAACCCCTTTATATGAAGTAGAAATTATTAATGATAGTGGTTTAATTATTCCTGTTATAAATATAGTAGATTTTGATAAACAAGAAAATCTTAAACAATCAAATAAAAGCTTTAAACGGTACCTTAAATTGCAACCTGCTTTGACACATAGATTAATTAATGCTGAAAAATTAGCTTCTAATAAAGTACAATTAGGCAGTGAAAAAGAAACTCCTTGGGATAAAAATTTTAAAATTCGCATCACTTCTAAGTCTACTGGCAAGAAAATAGACATAAATTTTGCATTTAAATACAATAAACCTTCATAAACAAATAACAAATAAATATTTGTTACTATTTATAGAAAAGTATTAAAAAGGATAAAAAAACATGGCATTTTTAGATAATAGTGGTGATATCATCCTAGATGCGGTATTAACCGACACAGGCCGTATGCGTTTAGCAAAAGGCGATGGCTCTTTTAGAATAGCCAAATTTGCTCTTGGAGATGATGAAATAGACTATTCTTTATATAATTCCAATAATGCTAGTGGTTCAGCATATTTTGATTTAGAAATCCTTCAAACTCCAGTTTTAGAAGCCTTTACCAATAACGCATCAAGCATGAAGAGCAAACTATTATCAATTTCAAAAAATAATTTATTATATTTACCAGTTATAAAAATTAATAATTTAATTGCTAAAACCACTCCAGCTACTGGATTAGTTAATAATGGTTATATTTTCGCAGTAGATACTGATACAGAAAATTATCTAAAACAGGATGGTTTATCTTATAATTCTATTGGTTTAAGTAATACCGGTATTTTATTTGGTAAAGATTATATTAATGGAGCTTATATTAGAACTGACCAAGGACAAGATACTACACAAATTCCAGTTGGTCCATTAGATACAGATTTAATTGAAACTCAATATTTAGTAGAAATAGATAATCGTTTTGCTTCTTTAGTAGCAGCCGACCAAAGCGGATTAAAAGCTGTGCCATCTTATATAGATGATGATAATATAGCAACTTATTATTTCTCTAGAGGTGTAGATACTAATTTTATTGGTGATTTGCCAAATAGCAGTACTGACCAAAACCAAATAATTGCAGGTCCAAGAGGTACATTTCTAAATTTTAAAGTTGCTTCTCAAAATGAAGTCTCTACAAGCGATTATCTTTTCAACCAATTAGGTAAAGAAATTTATAGTGGTTTCTCTGGTGGCGCATTACCAGCTGCTACAAGCGTAAGAAGTATATTAACAAACATTAGAGTAACTGGTGTAACAACTGGTAATACAATTGATATTCCGCTATTAGTTGTTAAGAAAATAGCTCCATAATAAAGGAAGAATTAAATGGCTACAACTTTTAAAACGTTTTTAGATGATGATATTGTTTCTACAAGAACACTTTTACACGAAAATATCCCTTTAACTGGCACCGTTGTTTCCAGTTCAGCCTATTTAACTTCCAGCATTAAGACATATTCACACGGTATGTTCCAAAGTGTATATGATTATCCATATTTAAGTTCTTCTGCAAACCAATTATTTGATTTAACTGCTGGACAAGCGGTTGGTTCTCCCGGTAGCAGCAGCTTAACGTTAGATGCTTTTGCAAAAAAGAAAATTAATATCTATAATCAAATGGCACAAGTATTAGCAGGCCACGATACAACGGGTTCAATAGTTCAATTTGACCGTGATGGCGACCCTGCAACAACTGGCGATAAGTTTAATTCAATGTTATTTTTAAATTTCTCCCGTTTGTTGGTTAAGGATGAAATTAAAAAGGGCAGCTTCCAAATGACTTTGATGAATGGTTCTTCTGCCACATCAGTTTCATCTTCTACTTGCTTAGTAAGTGATGCTAGCGGAACAACAAATTATAAGATTAATTCTCCAGCTGGAGAGTATGGCATATTATATGCTAGTAGTTTTACAGGAAATAATGGCTCAAATCCAACAGCATCAGTGGGTTTTGTATTCTATCAAGCGGGTGTTGTAGCGCTTTCAACTTGTATTTTTGCTGCTTCTGGTACAAATAGCCCTTCTACTTCAATGTCCAGTAGTCAATTTGGTCAATTGAGTACTGCCGCTCAAATGCGTGGAACTGGCAGCACTTATACAAACGTTGAAACATTATTTGAAAGTGGAAGCATTAATGATATTGGTTCTGCTTTAAGACAAAGAATCAAGAATATTACTTTCAATAATACTACAGAATTGAATTCTGCTATTCACTTCTGTCGCATTAATCATAATGAATTTAATTATAGCGCAAATCCAACCTATTTGAGTAGCAGCCAAATTCGCGTTAAAAATAAAGCTAGTGATGCTCCAGTGTCATATATTACAACAGTTGGTTTGTACTCACCAGATAATGAATTGTTGGCAGTTGCTAAACTTTCCGAACCTCTAAAGAAAGACCCAACACAAGAAATGATTTTAAGAGTTAGATTAGACTACTAATATGTCTTACAAAAAGTTTGAACAAGGAGATTTAATATATAATACAATAAAAGCAAAACCACGTTTTGAATTTAAAATATTTAAAGGAAATGTTTTTTTAAATGATTCATCAAATAGTTTTGCATTATTAAATTCTCTAGGCAGTCCTGCATATGCCTCCGGTTCTGCACCATCACTTTGTATAGAAAACGCATACGATTTTAGCTGTCTAGAAAATTCACAATATTTAGCAACGATTTAAAGATTAAAGGAAATGTAAATGGCTATTCAAAGCATGATTATAAAAGACGGGGCTGGTAATACTAAATCACTTACCGTAGAAAGTTCCAGTTATGGTTTTATACCATTTCATCAAATAACTTCTTCTGTTACATCGCCAGTTTATGTAGTAGATGCGCCGGTAACCACAGTAGCACAAAGTGCAGTTACCACTTATAACTATGGTACTTCCGCTAGTGGAACATTTGCAATTGCCAGTAACAGCACCACAAGAAAAGGTTTAACTGTTTTCAATCCCGGTCCAAGTAATTTGTTTCTAGCTTTGTCAACTGCCGGTGGTACAACTAATGGTTTTACACTTGCTAGCACCGCTAGCGCTCCTACCTTATATTCTTTTATTATTTATCCTTCTGGCACATATACTGCGGATTCTACAACCGCTGGTGTTTATCACGGCGGATACTTTATTAGCGGTTCAACATCCGTAGGTGTCTTTATTTCTTCCATAAGTTAGTAATAAATTTACTGTTTTTCTTAACATGATATAATTACTGTATCATGGCAGATAATACAAAATACTATCCTTTTTTGCCAAAAGGTAGTTCCTTAGATAGTTTTAAATCAGTTGGTAGCGCAGATTTTGCTTCTACTCAATATGGCGAAATAATCTCTGGTTCTTATCCTTATTCTTCTTCAATAAGCACAGAATATTATTATCAAGTAAGTGGCTTTGTTAGCGAAAGAAGGCATATATACGCTCTTAAGAATACTTTAAATAGCTATCTGCATTATAGCCAACACTATGCTTATAGCTCTAGCCTTGGTAATAAAGCAGACCAAGCATTGAACTTGATTAATATTCCATCTATATTTTATGGTTCTTCTATAGACAAAGGAAGCGTTGAACTATCTTATTACGTTTCTGGAACATTGTTGGCTAAATTGCAAGATATAAATAAAAACGGTGAGTTAATACAAACTACAGGTTCTTTAGGCTCTGGTAGCGTTGCAGGAGTGGTTTTGTACAATGAAGGATTTATAGTTTTAACAGGTTCTTGGAAATTAGATAATAGTTTTCAAGAAACATTAGTTTATAATCCTTCACCAGCAACAGACTATGCTCGTTGGATAAATTGGGGAGCTGGTTTATATCGCAACGACAATAATACCGTATCAGCTAGTTTTGATTTAAATTTTGAAGGTGTTAATTATATTAATACTGTTACCATGTTTGCTCATGCAGATAAAGGTGAGTTAAACCACTCTAATAATCCAACATATGTTAAATATAACAATACCGGTTCTTCACAACCAACGGTAACTAATAGTTCTTATAGTGAATATGCTTATGGCGAAATAAAAAATGTTGTAAAATATTCATATGAAAACTTTACAGGTAGTTTAGAGAAACAAACCTTTATTTCTAAAATTGGTATATATGATGAAAACAAAAATCTTATTGCAATTGCTAAATTGGCAAAACCAATAAAGAAAACAGAAAATCGTGATTTTACATTTAAATTAAAATTGGATATATAATATGTCTGAACCAATAATATCGGAACAAACAAAAAATATTGTTTTAAATCAAAGTTCTATAGAAACTGTTGATGCTGCCTTTTTAGAATATGTTGAAGATTTAAATATTTTTTGTGAAACACAAAGCGGCAGGTCTAAGGTACCAGTTATTTGGTCTTCAGCGGAACGTTCATATCAAATAAAAAATAATTCATTATTAAGAGATAAAAACGGCTCTTTAATACCACCAATTATTTCTTTAGAAAGAATTAACATTACAAAGGATGTTAATAAAAAAGGTAATTATCAAGCAAACGTATCTCCTAAAAACGATAGATATTATATTACAAAGGTACTAAATCAAGACAAAACTTCTAATTTTGCTAATGCTGATTCTTTAAGAAAGAGCAAGCAACTTAATTTCGTAACATCTAAGAAAAACAAGAAATTAGTTTATCAACATATGGAAGTACGTATTCCGGTTTATGTTACCGTTGAATATAAAATTAACATTTTAACCAACTATCAGTCACAAATGAATGAAATTATTCAACCATTCATAGCAAAAACAGCACAAAATTATTTTATTATTAAAAAAGATGATTATCGTTTTGAATGTTTCATGGACCCAAGCTTCTCTCAGGAAGGTATAGCGGATTTAGGGGAAGAAGAAAGAAAATATAAATCTACAATCACAGTTAAAGTACTGGGTCAGTTAATAGGCGAAGGACCAAACGCCGAAGGCGTTGGTATTAACACTAGAGAAAATGCAGTAGAACTAAAAATACCCAGAGAAAATATAGTATTAGATGTTACAAAGAGAAAAAAGAAGAAAAAAGAAATTAGTTCTAATACTAATGAAGGCGCCTTAATAGGTTCCGGTCTTGCATTTAAAAAAGTTTTCCTTATTGGAAATGGCGTAGATACTGAATATACTCTTGCTCATAATTATGGTACAAGAGATTTATTCATCACAATGAGAGAAAATTTCAATAATTATCAAAAAGTTGAGTTTTTCGTATTATTTCAAGATGAAAATACAGTAATTATTGATACTGGTGACCCAATAGCCACAGATTCCTATATCATTGTTCTTGTTGGATAATTTCGTGTTTAAAAATAAGTAAAAACCAAAATAATTCTTTTTATAAAAATAAAACTATTTATTATACAGCGAATTTAATCAGTTGTTAAGATTAAAAACGCTATTTTTTTATCCGCCTAAAGGGCAAGGAAAAGTATTACAATGGCAAATCCATTAAAGATTTTAACAGTTTTGACAGCATCCCAAGCTGTCAAAATGGAACAAGGCTTAGACGTAAACAGCCAAAAAGTAACTAACGTAGCAGCTGGTACAGTTAGCACCGATGGCGTAAACTACGGTCAATTAACCGGTTTATCAAGCAGCGTAAAAACATACGTTGATGCAGG